AACAGATGTTGGAAGACCTTATGTTTCCAACGAAGAAACCAGACATTGATAACATTGCAAAAAGTATTCTGGATGCATTGAATAAATTAGCATACAGAGATGATACGCAGGTGGTAACGCTGCATATGGAAAAGCATTATGCAGAGAACCCACGAGTTGAAGTAGAGATAGAAGAAATCAAATAAGAAAAAGGAGAATCGTTTTGGCCAGACATAAGAAACGAGGTATCGAATATTTTTCTTTGGATTGTAATTTCTTTTCGAACAGGAAGATAAAGATCCTGAAATCCAGATATGGAGCAGATGGGATCACAATTTTTATCTATCTTCTTTGTGAAATTTATAAAAATGGATATTACATCATTGTAGATGATGATTTTTACTATATCGTGTCGGATGATCTGAACATGAATAGTGACAAGGTGAAGCAAGTCTTGACATTCTTACTGGAACGGTCGATGTTTGATAAACAGCTTTTCCAGTCGGACGCTGTCCTGACTTCTGCCGGAATACAGGAGAGATTCCAGTTAGCAGTAAAAACAAGAGCTAAGAAGAATCCAATAAAAGTCGACAGGTTCTGGCTTTTAAATGAAGAAGAAACAGAACCTTTTATTAAAGTTACCCATTTTGAAGATAATTCCGAGAATAATACGGATAATTCCAAGAAAAATAACGATAATTCCCGAGAAGAATCCATAAAGGAAAGTAAAGTAAAGGAAAGTAAATATTATTATAGCAATCCAGATCTGAACAGAGAGTTCTGTCTTTATCTTGATATGAGGAATCATACTGGACCAACATTATCTGCAGAACAGATCAATGCCTTGAAAGAAGAACTTGATTCTCTGGCTGAGAATGATTCTGATAAGTTGGGCATTGTAAGAAAAGCATTTGGTGGAGGATATAAGAGTTTCTTCCCTACATCAAAGAAACGGAAGAAATCAACACCGAAACCAAAGAAAGAAGAAACTATACACAATTTTACACAACGAGAAGTGAAAGATTGTGAGTTTGAGAATCTGGAGAAGAAGCTATTAAAGAAACAATTAGGAGGTGACATAACGTATGGATAATTTAATTCCTGTTAACTACGATACAGAAGAACCAACAGTATCAGCAAGGGATTTACACGAAGCACTTGAGATTAATAAAAGATTCTCAGCTTGGTTTGAATCAAATTCACAAGGATTCGTAGAAAACGAAGATTTTACAAGCGTACTTACAGGTACGGTTGTAAACAATGGAGCACAACGCGAACTACAGGATTATAAAATGTCTGTAGATATGGCAAAACATATTTGTTTAATGTCCAGAACTGAAAAGGGAAAACAGATTAGACAGTACTTCCTTGACTTAGAAAAAGCCTGGAATACACCAGAACAGATCTTTGCGAGAGCATTAAAGATGGCTGATAGAACAATAGACAAATTAAAGACAGAGAAAGCTGCATTGATTGAAGACAATGAACGTATGAAGCCTAAAGAAATCTTTGCTGATGCAGTAACAGCGAGTAAAGATTCTATTCTGATCGGAGATTTAGCAAAAATTCTTAAGCAAAAAGGAATTGATATTGGTCAAAACAGACTGTTTCAAAAACTCAGAAATAACGGATATTTAATTCAAAGAAGAGGTCCAAGTTGGAATATGCCAACACAAAAGAGCATGGAAATGGGATTGTTTGAAGTTGAAGAAAGAACGATCACAAATCCGGATGGAACGACAAAGATCAGAAAGACTACAAAGGTCACTGGTAAAGGGCAGCAGTATTTTATTAATAAGTTGCTTGCTGCAAGCTAAGAAAAAAATGAAGCATCCGGTTGATCACTGCCTGCAAGACACTATAAACCATGATTGTTGTTTAATAAAAAGTCGTGGTAGCTGTGGATTTAGGAGTGATCTTAAGTGACCAACAACAGCACAAAGGGATCATATGCAGGCAGTGATCAGCCGGAGAGCTAAATTATATACCACACGTAACTATTAACCGCATAAGAAACAGCCAGTATAAGCCATGAGCCTGCTGCCTAAGGCAGTGGGCAGAAAGGAGAATTGATGGCAGATTACAGCAAAGGATTTAAAAGACGTGTTGTGACACTGTGGATCAAGTATAACATGTCATCAAATGAGATCAGTAGATCATCCGGCATCGATCATAAGACACTGATGAAGTGGTATAAGCGTTTCTACCCTGAGATAACAAGGGGGGGGGCAAACGAGACAAAGTGCAAGGATTTAAGATGGCACTATATAGGCAATTGTGCCGGATACCATAAGTAAAGGAGTACGATCAGACAGTTTGGCTCTTTACCTGAGGGATTCTTCAAGTAACTGTTAACCAAGCAATCAATACCAAACATATTTTTTCAGGTTCTTTTAAATGTAATTTCTCAAATATTAGATTTAGTTTTTTACAATTTTCCAAATCAAAAAACGAAGAATCACAAGACTTTATAAGATCGGGCAAAAGATAACAGATCAGCGATCAGAGATAAAGGCGTTATATCAGGTAAAGAACCAAGCTGTCTGAGAAAACGATATGAGATATAAAGAAAATTTCAAGAAAGGAATGGTCCGGCTGATCATCTCAACAGGGATAAGCTATAAGAAGCTGTCAGAGCTTACAACGATCAGCCAGCCAACATTGAAAAAATGGGATGATGAATACCGGCAGGAGTGCCTGGATGAGAAGAAGAGAGAAACTGAGAGACTAAAGAAGCAGGAAGAAGAGAGCATGAGATGCACGGCGTGGCACCAGTATGGATCCGGTGCAGGTCGGTTTGAGTAGAAGGAGATAAAAATGACAGAGCAAAAAGAACAAGAGATCGTAGATAGAGTTGAAAAGAGAGTTTTAGAAAAACTCGAAAAGAGTGTATGCAAAGAAGATACACAGAAAGTATTACAAGAACCAAGAAATAAATGGTTTAAAGATGCAAATGGATCCGGAACAGATTCGTTAATGGCAAATGCATTAGGAAATTCATTCATAGCATGGAGTGCATGGGAGCAGATTCGGCGATTAACATGTGTTGCTTGCGGAAAGAAATATGTAAGGCAGCTTACAGAAGATGATCATGCAGAAGAGGTGTGTGAGGAGATTTGCCAGACAATTTATGATATTGCAATGATGAGAAAGAAGGATGATCAGAATGGGGAAGCTTGATAAAGAACAAGAAGCCAGAATGGCAGGAATGGCATATGCGTTAGGCATTGCAGAAAAAAAGGGAATTGATGGATTAAGAAAAGAGCTTCAGATGCGAGGAGCATTGAGAGTTGGACTTCTGATCGACAACGACAGATTAGATAAAGCTTTTGAAATCCTAGCAACAACACTCTATGGAAACATCATGACAACAGCATTATCAGCACTGGCAGATAGCGAAGGCTTTGGAGAAAAAAGGCTTCGAAGATTCAAAGAGGCATATGATTATAAATCCATGTGCCTGGTATCTCTGGATCAGTACGCAGAACATTTTGTAACATTTGAAGACATGGCAATTGATTTAAAGAAACGTTATAACATTGACATGAATGCAGAAATGATTGCATCAAACCAGGAAGTGATCGATAAAGGGCGAAGAGTGTTACCGAATGTGATCAAGTTATTGGAGCATGAGAATCAACACGAGGCAGCAGATGTATTAAGAGAACATTTACATGAGGCGGTGGCAGTATGGTAAATAAGAAAGAATTTAAAGGTTACATCTGTGAGATCACAGGCAAGCCAATTAAGGACATGAAGTTGTGTCCGGACAAGCAGCAGAAGCTAAATGTTCGGATCAAGTGTGATAAGGGATGCGTCTGGTGTGAAAAGGAAAGGAGATAGTGGAGATCTATGTTAATACAAGTCGAAGATAAAACGATTGTGAATATACGATATGTCAGAAGTATATGGATATATGAGCATCAGTACAAAGAAGGGAAAAAGGAATACCTTGTTAAATGTGAGATGACAGAAGAAACAGAAGAAACTGTTAAGACCTGCAAGACAAGGGAAGAAGCAGAAAACATATTAGAACAGATACTTAATCAGTACGACAGAGGACAGAGAGTCATTAAGATCAAGTAATTGTTAAAGAAAGTTAAGGAGAAAGAATTATGGCAAAATTTAATATCGAAGTAGAACTTGATTGGATGGAAGAAGATTCCTATTCAATTGACGAAGAATTAAAAGAGAGAATCATTGAAGGTGTGGAAGATGCCCTTTTAAAGAAAGCAACACATGAAGCATTGAGAATGGTTGATGCAAAGATTGCAGAGAAAGTTAAAGAATCAGAAGAGACAATCAATAAAGCAATCAATAAATTTATCGAAAATGTATGCTCTGAAAAGATTAATAATATTCAGATTCCTGAAAAATCAAGTGATTGGAGTGATAAAATCACATATTATTCATTATCCGAATATGTAGGAATGCAATTTGAAAGTTTCATTAAAGAGAAAAGATATGATAAAGATGGAAATTATCAAGACTGGGGAAGTAATCGGTATTCAGCAGCAGATCTACTTACAACAAAATATCTAAAAAGAGAGCTTGATGATAAGATCGGTAACATGATTCAGAGAGCAAAACACGAAGTAGAAGTTGATATTGTTAAATCATTAGAACAGAAACTAAAAGAGAATCTTGCAAAAGACACTATTGAAAAGATGAATATTCCAGAGGTTTTGAAAAAGCTGCAATCAGGAACCCTTGGAATGATTGAAGAAAAGGGACAGTAAGCATGTTTGGAGGATAATTTATGATCATTGGATTTTTAAGTGGATTATTTATCGGAGCAGTAGCAGGAGTGGCAGTGATGTCACTCTGTGCCGCAGCGAAAGAGAGGGATGAGTTATGACAAGGGAGCAGAAGATATGGAGATTAAGAAGACGATGTGGGAACATAGGACATTGTGATGAAAAAACATGCAAGATTTATGCAAAATGTGTAAATCTTGGATATACATCGTTTGAACAGCTATCAGATGAAAAAATTAATGAAATGTACAATGAAGTATTTGGTACACAAATAACAGAGAATCTTACAGGTGTCGTGAAAGAGGATCATGAGAGAGTGAAGACAGTAACGGACATCTTGGAAGAAGTGAAGCAGGAGATGTGTGATGATTATTGCAAGTATCCAACTATTGTAAATGATAGAGAAGATTTATTTGCAGATAACAGTCCATGTACGGAATGCCCGTTAACTAAATTATAAGGAGTTGATACATAATGGCATATAGAGATTGTCCGTGCCTAAATTGTAAAGATAGATCACACGGATCAAAGAGAGTTGCTTGTCAGACAGGATGTGAGAAGTATCTGTCCTGGAAGGCAAAGGAACAGGAATTAAGAAGAAGAGAGAAAGAATCACGGCCTTATTACTCAAATGCAAGAAAAACGATCATAAGAAACCGTCAGATGAAAAGAAAGAGCGGTAGGCAGATATGATTGATCCATGCAAAGCCTGTGCAGAGATAACCTGCATGGGCATTTGTGCCGATCAGGTGCAATACAAGCAAGAGTATCAGGAGATGGCGGATCGGATAAGGCAGCAGATAATAAATCGTAACAGGAGGGGAGAACGTGGACAAGAACGTACTGATCCAATACACAGACATGATTGAAGAAGTAAAAGATATAAGAAAAAGAATCTTGCAAACAGAGAAGCAGATCAGCAGGATTGAGGAAGAAGGAACTGTAAAAGACACAGTGAGCGGTGGTATGGGTGGAATACAGCACTTTGTTGTTGAGGGTATGCCAGTACCAGAACTTAGCAGAAAGAAACTGCTGCTCAATAAACGAAAAGCTATGTTGATTGAAAAAGAGAATGAACTTCTGGAACTCATGAATCAAGCGGAAGAATATATAAATAGCATTGAGAAGAGCGAACTAAGAATGATGTTTAGATTTTATTACATTGATGGCATGACGTGGCTGCAGGTAGCACATAAGATGAATCAGTTACACCCTAAAAGGCGAGTAGCTTATACAGAAGACAGCTGCAGAATGAGAAATACAAGATTTTTTCAAGAAAATTAGAAAATGTTCGGTCACGTTCGCAAAAAATAGGCTAATATATAGGCTAGAGCGATTAGATGAAGCGATACTTCATAAATGTTCCTTTTTCTTGCTAATAAAAATACGTACAAAATACGCATAAAATTATTGACTTATACGCATTTTGTACGTATAATGAACATATAAATTAAAAAAAGGAGAGTTTTTCATGAAGAGAAGAGATTTGATTAAACTCCTTGAAAAAAATGGATGGTATTTAAAACGGAATGGTGGGAACCATGATCTATATACAGATGGTAACAGAATTGAGCCAATTCCAAGACATCCAGAGATTAAGGAGCGATTAGCTAAATCTATTATCAAGAAACTGGGGCTTTAAGCCCCAGACTTGGTGGATTCATGAAAAACAAAAATGAAAAAAGGATCAAACGGCAAGATTTTAGGAGGAACGGAAACATGGCAAAGAAAGTAGCGTATCCGGTTATTTTAAAACCGGATCAAGAAGGGTATTATGTAGAAATCCCTGATTTTGATATCGCTACAGAAGGCGATACAATAGCAGAGGCTATGGAAATGGCCAGAGATGCTATTGGATTGATGGGGATTGATATGGAAGATGAGAAAAAAAGTCTTCCAGAACCAAATTCAAAAGCTCAAAATGTAGAAGCAGGAGACACAGTAACACTTGTAGATGTAGACTTTACAGAGTACAGAAAGAGAGTGGATAATAAAGCAGTTAAGAAAAACTGTACAATTCCATATTGGATGAGTGTAGAAGCCGATAAAGCGGGAATTAATTATTCACGAGTATTACAAGATGCAATTTCTAATATATTAGGAGTTGCGCGTACAACAAAAGGTTAATCAAATCTCAAAATATATTGAATTAAGCACCTTCGGGTGCTTTTTTCGTGCATAAATTTAAGGACCTCTAGCTCAGCAGGTCAGAGCAGTCGGCTCATAACCGATCGGTCCAGGGTTCGAGTCCCCGGAGGTCCATTTAAGAAATAAGAAAGAAGGTGGTAATGTTTGAATGAAGAAAAAAACTACATATTGGCAGA